GGAGTTCGGCACGGGGATCGCGTACAACGAAGGCCACGGGGCTTTGATTAACATGCTGGAACTTGTCTGCCTGACCGGGCGCGTCGAAGCCGGTGAAGATCCATACATCTCAACAAGCTATTCTGTCGACGGCATGACGTGGAGCCATGACCGGCCGATCAAGGTCGGGATGCTCGGCGACCGTACCCGCCGGCTTTCGTGGTGGCACCAGGGGCACTTGTCAAACTGGCGCATCCAGCGGTTCACTGGCGACAGCCGGGCCTTGATTTCGGTGGCGCGGCTTGAAATGGGGATAGAGCCCCTTACGGTATGAGCGAACAACTATCGTTCTCCCGCCCACAGCTTCAGGAAGCGTTCAAGGATTTCAGGAGCATCAAGGAATTCGAGAAGCTCGTCGCCCTGCTCAATACCGTGCTGCTCGGGAACAGCCGCGACCTTGACTTGCTTCAATACAACGCGACGACGCAGCAATGGGAATACGGCGTCAATCCGTGGGTAGACATCGACTTTCCGATAATCGTCAGGACGGTTGCCGCCGGTATCCCATCGCTTGCGGTCATCAATGGCAATATATCCATGCCACAATGGGCCGTGAATGATTACAACGTATGCGAATCACAGGAGATGATTCATAGCTGGAAGGAAGGCTCGGAAGTATTCTGGCATTTGCACCTGACGACAAACGGACTTGACGTTGCGAATAAATACGTGCGCTTCGAGCTTGAATACGGATATGCCGATGTCAATGGCGTATGGACGTGGCCAGCAGTATTCACCACGCCGGACATCTTGATACCGGCCAATACTCCGAGCAAGACGATGATGATTGTGAACTTGACGAGCTTCACGCCTGCAATCAAGATAGGAAGTCACGTGGTCGCACGCTTGAAAAGAGTGGCGGCCGTCGGAGCGGCACCGACCAATAATCCGTGGATACCGATGTTGCAATTGCATGTTCAACTTGACACTTTGGGGAGCAGGAACATTGGAAGCAAATAGCGTCACAACCAAATGCGAGACAGGCGTAAACCCTAATCACCTGCCTATCTACCGCATCGAACAATATCTGCTTACGCTCCCGCAGGTTGAAATGCCGGTGGACCATCAGTTCGCGCATGGTATCTATGCCCGTAGCATCACCATCCCGGCGGGCGTCATGCTGACCGGGGCGGTTCATAAAGATGAATGCTTCTTCATTGTCCGCACCGGGCGGATATTGATTACAACCGATGACGAACCGATAGAAGCAAAAGCCGGATTCATGGCGGCAAGCAAGGCGGGATCGAAGCGGCTCGGGCTGGCGCTCGAAGATACGACCGTGACGACGTTCCACGCGAACCCGGACGAGTTGCGCGAGCCTGATGATTTATGGGATCATATCACTGTTCCCCCGCCTGATGATATACTCGACATATTGGCGAAGAACGAACTGGAGGCAACCGCATGAGCGCATTGATAGCAGGTGCCATAGTAGGCGGGGCGACTATTGTATCATCCGTCATAAACGCATATTCAGCAGACAAGGCCGCCGATACTCAGGCCGAGGCGGCGCAGGGTGGCATAGACGAAACCCGCCGACAGTTCGACGCCATGCAGGCGCTTCTCAATCCATACGTTCAGGCTGGCAATCAATCGCTCACGGCGCAGCAGGACCTCGCGGGATTGAACGGTGCCGATGCGCAGAGGGCCGCCATCGAGGGGATAAGCGCAAGCCCGGAAATGCTGGCGATGACACAGCAGGGCGAGAACGCCATACTCCAGCAGGGCTCGGCGACCGGAGGACTCCGCGGCGGAAATACGCAAAGCGCACTTGCACAGTTCAGGCCGCAGATGCTTTCAAACCTTATCAATCAGCAGTATGGACGGCTCGGGGGGATTACCCAAATGGGGCAGGCTTCGGCGGCTGGCGTAGGCGCGGCAGGGATACAGAGCGGGGCGCAGGTTGCCGACCTTCTCGGGCAGCAGGGCGCAGCGGTGGCAGGCGGACAGCTTGCACTAGGACAGGCGGCGGCGGCTCCGTTCAACACAGCGGCACAATACGCCGGCTTGTACGGCCTGAACAAACTGGGGGTATTCTGATGCCAGCTCCGATAAACTACACCGCCGGATTCATCAATCCGTCCGACTCGATACAGCAGATGCTCCAGATGGGCGGCCAGCTCGCACAGCTCGGGCAGTTCCGCGATCAGCGTCTCGCGTCTCAGCAGGCTACGGAAGATGCGCGAATCGCGGCAGAGCAGAAGTCGGCGCGGGACGCTGAAATCAAAGGACTGTACGAACAGGCCATAGCGATCCCGACGTGGGAGAATTACAACAGACTGGCGATGCTCGATCCGGCGAACAGCGAAAGAATAATCAAGACGTGGGGAATGGTCGACACCGAACAGCAACAGACCGCGCTCAATGAGTCCATGCGGATATTCGCAGGTCTTACTTCCGGCGATCCCAAGGCCGGGCTTAATCTGCTGGAAGAGCGCAGGAATGCGGCCTTGAACGCGAAGGACGAGGACAGCGCCAAAAAGTATCAGTCGATGATCGAAATGTTCAACGCCGGCGACAAAGGGCCGGGGATGGTCGCGGTTACGTTCGGGACTACCATATCGGGCATGCCCGGTGGCAAGGATGCAATGGACGCATACGCGAAATATCGGGAGACAACGAGAGCGGACGCGAAGGCGGAGATCGATGCAATAGGCAACGATCTTGCCAGCCTGAAAGCTCACGGCGGGCTTACTCCTGAAAAGATAGTCTCCATTGAAATACAGCTCAACAATACGGTTAATACTCGCATGGCTTCAATGCTGGCGGCGCAGACGGCATTTAATAATATTAAATCAGGCGCGGACATGGGAAATGGTGTAGGAGACTTGGCAATAGTTAACGCATTCATGCGCCAGTTAAGTCCTGGTATCGTTACAGAGCAGGATTATCAGGCGGCATCAAAATCCGGAGGTTTACTAGACCAGCTCAAAGTATTGAAAGAAAAGCCAACTACAGGAGATATTCTTACACCTGGCCAACGCATCGAATTTGCTACACTTTCAAAAAGCTTCATGGAAAATGCGAAAAAACAAGCCGAAGATCAGCTCAAAGGCGTGAGATCGATAGTTAAAAACTACGGGCTTAATCCTGACAACGTATTCGGTACAATGGCGCAGGATAAACCGAAAGCAGGGGAGGCAGCTACATCCGCGCCAATCGACGACGTAGCGGCGCTCAAAGCGTATATAGTCTCAAGGTTCCCCGGCGAGGCGGTTAAGATCAATAGCCTTGACCTTGCCGGTCTCCAGCGTGAATATCCGAAAAGCGTAGCATCGTATCAGCCGGAGTCAGGCGGTACAGCATCGGTCCCAGAGCCGATAGTGGGAGGTGACTTTTGAGCGGGACATATACCTACAAGGCCAAGGACGGGACGCTCATAACCGGCATCCCCGAAGACGTGCCGAAAAACGATCCGCGTTTGTATGAGCAGTACAAGCAGATGAAAGCGGCCGGCCAGACGACCGGAACGTTTAGCGCACAGCCTAGCGGAGAAGAGGCCATGCTATCGGCGGCAGCGCGACAGGCCCCGAGCGCGGCGGTAGAAGCTCCGAAACCCACGCCTTTACAGATAGCCGGGCAGGCGATAGCCGAGCTTCCACAGAATGCCGGAGTCGCCGCGCGTGGATTCGTCAAAGGCGCAATGTCGCTTCCGACCATGGTATGGGACCCATTGACCGCGCTAGTAAACAAAATACTACCTGAAGAATATCAGCAGTTACCGCCGAGCCAAGGCATCGAGGCTATGTTCGCAAAGTTGGGCGTAAAGGATCCGCAGACGAAGGCGCAGGAAGTTCTAGAGTCGCTGACCATGGGGCTTGGATCAAGCGCGGCGGGGCTGGGAACTGGCGCGGCGTTGAGTGCACCAGTGAAACTTGGCGCGACGTTCGGGCCTTCAACGGCGCTCGCGGCAACCGCTGACCCTTCCAAGATAGCCGCCATAGGTCGAACCCTTGCCTTTAATCCCGCCTCCGACCTTGCAGGATCGGCCGCTTCAATGGGGGCCTCGAAAGTAGCCGAGCAGCAGGGGGCGAGTCCTCTTGCACAGGCGGCCATCGGACTCGGGGCCGGTATCGGAGCCTCCCGCCTCGCTTCACCAGCAACCGCTATAAAAACAGCCGCGACTCAATCAGAGGATGATATCGGAAACGTCATCCGCAAAGCCGCATCGGGTGACAAGGTTGCCAAGAAAACAGTCGCCGAACTTGCAGCAATAAATCCGCAGGCACGCGAGGCAGCACGCAGGCTTGAAATAGAACTTCCCGCCGATGTATTCTCGGACAACGAGCAGGTACGGTCTGCCGCAGGGCTTGGCCGTAGCATCGTAGGAGGCACGGAAGAAGCCGCGTGGCGCGGAACGGTAAAGAATTCCGTCGAGCGTGCGGACCAAGTGCTTGACGAGTTTGGGGCGACCTTCATCGAAGGTGCACCGGCTCCTGCGGTTGCGTCTGCCCGCGTCAAGGATTCGCTCATGGCGGCCAAGAAAGAATTGAAAGACGCCGCAACGGTGATATACGACGAGATCGACGCGGCCGTCCCGAAATCCACGCCGGCGACGTTTGACAGCACGAAGGCTTTACTTGCCGATATAGCTACTGAAGTCGGGGCAGATGGAATGTCCCCGCAAGAAAAGAAGCTCCTCGACATGGTGGCCGATCCTACTACGACATATGGCCGGCTACAGCGCGAAAAGAATCTTATCGGGCAGGCGATAGCCAAGAAAGACTCGCCGTATGGCAACATGGAAGCCGGAGCGCTCAAGCGCCTGTACGGATCGCTTGCCGAGGATCAGCTTGACACTGTGGGGAACATTGGAAGCCCTGAACTCAAGGAACAACTTATTTCCGCCAATCTCATGTACGGCAAAGAGCGAGAGATAGGCAAGAAAATAGTCGATCTATTCGGCAAGGACTTTTCCGGTTCAATAGCGGACAAGATGCGGATGGCTATAACGTCTTCGGCCAAGGGCGGAACGGGAGAGTTTACCCGCCTCATGGACTCGGTGCCGGACGACCTGAAAAAAGAAGTCACAGCGACGGCTCTTGCTTCAATCGCGCGTTCCGGGGCAGGGGCAACCAAGGGACAATTCGGGTTCTCCGAGTTCGCCAAGATGTACCAAGGGCTACGGGCGAACAAGGAAGTATACAAGCAAGTCGTCAAGAATCTCGGCCCTGAATCGGACGCCGTACTCCGTGACTTGTACGAAGTATCGAAACGATTGACCGACGCAAGGGCCGCAGTGCTATCAACAGGTAAAGCGAATCAGGCGCTATTGCAAGGCTTGACGGCGCAGAACCTCGTTGAGAAGGCGCTCAGTAGTGTAATAGGCCGAGGGGCGGTCGCGGCCGGAGGAGCCGCAATCGGTAGCGGTCTTGGCGGTGGAGTGTTCGGAGCGTCGACTGGCGCTGGAATATCAAGCGCGATTGTAGAATCTCTGACACGCGGAGAAAAGGCAAAACTGGAAGCCGTCGGGAAACTGTTCAGGAGCAGCGAGTTCCAGGACTTGATCGTCAACGCCGGAAAAACCGACACAATAACCCCGGCGCAGGCAAAGGCGCTTGCACGATCCGGCGCGTTCCAGTCGTTCGCCAAGACGGTGAAATTGCCTATGGCAACCGATCAGCTTGATACATGGATACTATCAGCGGTAACGGCAAAGGCGGCCGAAGCAGTCGGGGATCAGGTTCAGGCTAAACGCCAAATGAAAGAACTGGAAAGGTAGGAACACATGGCAACACTGGTAAACACGCCCTTCCCGGTATTCACCGATACCGACGGCTTGCCGCTGGAAAACGGCTACATCGACTTAGGTATAGCCGGACTCAACCCGCTGTCCAATCCGCGTCAGGCGTATTGGGACGAAGCGTTGACGATGCCCGCTACGAACATCCGCACGACCCGCGGCTACCCTTCTCGCAACGGTGCGGCGGGATTCTTGTACGCGGCTCCTGGAGATTTCTCGATCCTGGTACGGGACAAGAATGGCATTGTGATTCTGTCGAACCTGAACGTCATCGACGTATTGACGGCAGTACAGAATGGATTGCTGCTCAAGGCGGACATAGCCAGCCCGACCCTTACCGGAGTCCCTACCGCCCCGACCGCAGCGCTGTCGACCGTTACCGGCCAGCTTGCCACAACCGAATTCGTCATCCAGAATAGTCACGTACTCGGCGAGCTGGTATTGACCGAGACATTGAAAGCACCGAGCGCGTCATTCCCGGCCGTACCTCGAAACGTCAACCAAGATATACTCGCCGCGCATTGGCCGAGCCTTGTCACGGAACTTCGCAACCAGCCCGCGAGTGTCCTTGGCGTAACCGACCACAACGTAACGGTAGCCGGAGCGGTGATAACCTTCGGAGTCGGCGATACCGCGCTCATATCGCTTATCATCAATGATGCCATTGTTTCAAACTACATACTCGGCGGCGAGATTGCAAACTTCCTCAACGGGGCTACCTATGCCGACGCTACGCAACAGCGGACGATAACGATAGCCAACGTTGATTACGTCATCACCGGAGCCGATGCAGTAGCGCGTACGTTGACCGTCTCCGTCAACCCTCCAGCAGGCGCACAGGTGGCGACGTGTTACACCTACCGAGTGGCAGGGGCCGCTACGACAGCTAGACTTTTACGCATTGCTGGATTTGTAGGAGTAGCCGCAGGGGACGCAGGCGGGGAGGTTGTTGGCGGGTTTAGGAAAATGGATCGAGGGCAAGCTCACCGGCACGACTGGCTAGAAGGGCCATCAGCTAACAACGTAGGGCATAATCGCGTTGGTTCCGGGGGAAGAGCTGGAGCCACCGATTCACTGCCGGCAAATGTTGGCAACCCTATCACCGACGGCACCAACGGCACCCCCCGCACCGGCAAAACCACGGACCCCCGCACCGCAGGCCAGTACGCCTATACCTGGGGCGCAGTCTACATACCGTAAGGAGTAAGCCATGTTTGTATGCTTGCACAATGAGACCGAGATAGCACACGCCAACGAATTGACCGACGACGAAATGGCCCGCGACTGGCCGCTGTACGAACTCGAAGCGGCCAACCGTGGCGGCGCGTGGGTTGCGTACAATGGGGAAGTGCCGTATACTTTCCCTGTACCCGAGGAGGTCACAGATGAACCGTAAATCGATAATCATGATCCTGCTGGCCGTCGTTCTAGCCTCGTGCTCGCAGGTTCCCATGGACGTGCCGAACGTCCGCCTGTACAACTCCGCATGGGAAATAGTTCAGGAAGGAACCGTGGCAAGGTCGAAGGCCGTCACCACGATCCAGAGTTATGCCGACTATGCGGAGGAATACAACCTTGCGCATACCGATGACCAGCTTTTTGTCATCGAGGGCGAGGAGATCGTGCCTATCGAGGAAGCTCCTCCGGCCGATGCTTACATTGCCGCGCCTGATACCCATGACATCATCAAGGAATATCTCGACTGGCCTCGATCCGACATAGCGGACCGGCGCGAAATATGGCGTATTCAGGCTATAGCCGACGGTGGAGTCCTGTACGTTGACCGCGTGCCTCCTCCTCCGGTAGTCATCATCGATGACCGGCCAGCATACGAGGAGTACGCCCTGTATCTTGTCTACGTCTTCGACGGATCGATCAAGTACGAGGAACATCCGGCAACTGAAGAGGAATACTTGTCCCGCAAGGCCATCTACGAATTGCAGGTGATGGCCGACGGTGGAACGACGTACCTCGTGGCGGGAATGCTCTACCCGTAGTCATCCCGATAGAATAAAGAAAACGGCCCGCCTTGCAATAGGTAGGGCCGTTTCTATTGGCTCGCTATATCGATAACAATCGATAGCAATCTATGGTATACGGCTAATCCGTAAAAGTAGACGCCGGGCGTTCCGAGCGCTTCCTGTCGGCCCTTTCCCGGTATCCACGGTCCGCCGCTATCTGGTGCCGAATCGCCTGCAAAACGTAGCTTCGCTTGTCCATTCCGGGCTTCATGGCGATCTCTTCGACCATGGCCGAGTCAAGTTCGGGCGGTAGTTTAATCTCCATTGGTGATATCTTGCGGCGCTTCGATCTTCTCTATGTCAAGATCGCGCGCCATGCCGCGAGCTATCATGTCGGCCATCTTCCCGGTAGCATGAATAGTCTGTTTCCCATCATTTCCTATCGATAGCGTGATATTGCCCATACCTTTACGTCCGGTTACTTTCATTCGTGTTATGCCCATATTCACCCCTTCGGCTCTTGAAGAACGGCCAGCCTGACATTGACGCGGTAATTTGGCCATGCGCTACTAGTATCGCGAGTCCATGCGAAGACGTCGGCCAGCGTCGCTTGATCATCGAATACCGCCGTCTCCGTCCACATCTCGCCGACTGATTCATTTCCAGCCGAGCGGTCTACCATCGCGCAGATTTTCATTTTTTCCCCTCCAATAGCTCCGGGTTCTCGTGGATGTTGCCGATTACTTCCATGTCATAATATTTGTATCCATACCAATAATCATCTGGATAAAATCCATGACAACGCGGGGAAAACTCACCATCTTTATATATTACGGTCGATATTGTGTCCACAATATCCTCGGGTATTTCATCTGGATCACTGATTTTATACCCTATTTTATATTTAACTATATCCCCCTCGTAAATCTCCTTGCCGTTCTTGTCGAGGAGGCCGGTGAATTGTTCGAGAACTACTTTTTCAAGCCACCGGCCCCACGAGCCGCAATCTTGATCGTTTTTTAGATTGATAAGAGACACCCTTCCAGTATGTCTATAGTATGCTTTATCAATTTCACTATCAGGTTTTTCAAGTCTTATTACTTCTCCATAAATATTCAAAACAGCATCCCAAGCCCTGAACTTTATTTCACGCATAAATACTCCTTGAACTCCCGTATCGCCTCGACGAGCCTTGCGCCGGGGATTGGATTGTATTTGTACGATCCGTCCGCCTTGAGGTACAGCGTTGCGCACTTGTCGGGGTTGACGAAATTGTCTGTAACCCTCCCCGACTTGTCAACCATCCTAGCCATGGAGTAGGCAGCGAGCTGGACAGCGTGGGTCTTAGACTTGGCCCCTGTTTTTAGGTCGATCAATACGCGCTTGCCGTCGATCAATGCCCGAAGGTCGAACGTGCCAGCGTAGGCTATACCGTGGAGCCGGTGGTAGATCATGCACTCGGTATCGATAGCCCACGGGTGATAGTCGTCTACCCACTGCGCGAAGGCATTGACATAGGGAAGATCGCGCAACGGGCGGCCATGCTTGTCCTCACGGTGGCCCACCGCGTACCGCTCGCAGAGCTTATGAGCCGCGCTGCCCTTGTCCCTTGACTCGGCGGTAAACCATCGGTCGTCAATAACCCCGGCCGCCTTGAGCACTTGAGTCACGGACGGAATAGGTGTACCGTCGTCCTCGCTGTATTCGTGGAGGTCGGGGTTGAAGGTCATTTCTTTATAGTCCTTTTGTGTTTCAAATCTGAAACCTTAATACCCATATCACCATCCATAATAGAATGTAGGCAATCATTATGGGCAAATAAAACTTCGATATTGTCATTGCCTTCGTCCATTACCATTTGAGCAACTGGCCTTTTCTTCCCTAGATTCTTGCCGCATATAACACACGGCTCCATATCGCTATATGATAGTGTATCAATTATCATTAAACTCTCCTCGTCTGAATCGGCGTATTCTGGACTTTAACGCCTGGGAGTGACTCGGTGCCCTTGGACATCCGCGCCCACTGGCCGAGATAGGATTCGTTCGCCTGAATTGCGTTCAGCGGAGCGGTACCAGCGGCAACGGCCTTGACCAGCTCGGACAGGCACGTTACTTCCGCGCTCCATACGTCACGGTATGACACGCCGTCGGATTTCTCCGGCATGGCGACCTCGACCTTCGGAGTCACGACGGGAGCGTCAAGGACGGCTTCCGCTGCCGCCGATAAGCCCTCTGCCTGCAATGATTCGGCGGCGCGTATCTGCGCCTCTTCAGCCTCGCGCCGTGCCGCTTCCTCCGCGATCCTCCGCACCTCGTCCGCTTTCGCCTTCTCGGCACGCATCCACGTGGCGGCCTTCGATCCCGTTACCTTGATAACGTAGTCGAACGGGTCGTCGATCTTCTTGCCCTGCGCGATGGTGGCCTGACGCTGGCGCTTGCTCGCCTCGTCGATGGGATCGAACCACGTATGAAACGCCTTGCGCCCTTCATACGCCTGTTTATTGATCGCGTTGGCCAGGTCGTAGCTTCCCTGATCGACGACTTCCAGAGCGTCCACTTTGCTCCGTAGCGACAGCGCCACTACTTCCGCTTCCTTGTCGAAATTGTCCATAAATCCCCCTTGAATCAAGATAAAGCTATTATAATACCATATGGCAATAAGTCAAGCCCGAATCGCTCCGGGCCTGATTGTTACTTGCGGTCAACCGCCGCCTGAACCTTGGCCAGCAGCGCCCCGAGGATGACTGAATCTTCCGGGTGGCTCTTGAGCGCCTTGTCGATCTCGGTCCTGATGGCCTCCGGCGTCTCGTCGAATTCGCTGTAGTCGATCAGCGCCAGCTTGATGTCGGCGAGCTTCCCGGCCTTCTTCCCGGCGGGCTTCTCGGCTGGAACCGGAGCAGTCTCGGCGGGCGGGGCCAGGATATCTTCAGGGTCGCGGGTGTCCGGTGGGATCTCTTCACCTTCGATGCTGTCCACGTAGTTCGCCTCGATCTCCGCCGGGCCCTTGGAGTAGTCGCGGGCTACAGCCTGATCGAACTTTACTGCCATCTGCATCGTCGTGGACAGGATGCCCCAGCGGGACAGGGTATTCTTGAGTACCGTCTTGGCGGCCATCGCGGGAAGGTTCGTCTTCCATAGGCCGTATTCATTTCCGAAGCTCTTGGAGTACCGCTTGCCGTGGGCCAGGATGCGATCCATCGACCAATAGGCTACCTTCTCGTACCCGTTCACGAGGTTGAAGTAGCACACATACCCGACGGCCAGCGATATGTCGGTCTGCTCTCGTATCCCTCCGACGACGGGCCGGATGTCCACCTCGCCGGTTATCGGATTCTCGCCATGGTACTCGTCGGCGAATACCGGCCCGACATTAATAGCCTTGTACTGGCCGGTGCGAAGCGCTAACTGCACGAAGCCCTTCGTCATGATCTGGAACTGCGCCTCCATCTGGCCCTTGTTGCGGTACGGCACGAGCGCCGAGAATCCAAGGCTCCCGTCAATAGGCAGATCAAGCGTAGCCGCCACCATTGCCGACGCGATTACCGACTGCGGGGTGCAATCCTTGAGCGCCGGGTTCGTCCTGGTGGCGTTCAGGATCGACGCAAGGAACGCCGCCGACCGCTCGCCCATGACCTCCGTAAACCGCTGTTTGACGTAATCGCTATTGACGATTGCGATTAGGCCGTTCTCGTTTCCCATATTGTCCTCCTGTATAGATTGTAATGCAATGCCCGACATATTGCAAGCGGGCATTGCAACAATGTCAACTGAAATCAAACAAGGTCGGGGCCGAGACTTCCATGTCCGCCGCCTTCAGATATACAAGACCGTCATGCCACGATTCAGGATTAAGCTCTGTTCCTATCCCGCGACGGCCCATCTTCACGGCCATGTACGGCACGGTTGAAAGCCCTGCGAATGGATCGAATACCAGCTCGCCCTTGTTTGAAAACCTCTCAATGATGCGCTCGACAATATCGAACTGTAGCGGGCAGATATGCATTGTAAGCTCTTTCCGCGCCTGATCGCCGTTCAGCGTCCGCATCCGGTTCACGTCGTCCCATATCCACTGGCTTTCCGATCCGGGAGCGACAACCATGAACGAAGCCGGGAGCTTTCCATCCTCTTCGAGGTCATCCGCGAGCTTGACGTGATCGCGGTAGTTGTACGGATTCTCGCGTGAAAATTGGCGATACTTGGCTTGAAGCTCGGATACTTCCGTAGCCCGTAGTTCTTCCAGCATCAAGAGCCTGTCGCCCGATGACTTCCAATGCGAATGGGCGTCAATCTGCCAATGGGCGCGGGTATAGTCCATCTTGTCGTGGACAACCGGATCATCGGCGTAGGCGCGCGACAGGTCGCTCGGGAGCTTGCGGAACAGGAGGATGTACTCCGGGCAGCCGACGCCCATCTTGGTCCCATCCTTGCACTGCTCTGTCCAGCCGAGCCGGTACGTCTGATTATTCTCTCGAACCACGTCCGTGTCGATGGTAATGCGGCCCATGAACATAAAGCCGTGGCGCTCGAAGTGGTCCGCGGTCGCGTCGCTGAATCGGTCAACGGTCGGCATTCCCGTACCCGTGGCGTTGCCGAACAGGATCCTGTCCTTGACGTGAACGGCGCAGACGCGGCCCGGCTTCAGGATGCGCAAGAGGTGCGGGGTTAAGTAGTCCATCTGCTCGAAAAACTTACGGTTATCCTCGTTGTGCCCGAAATCGTTGTACGTCGGCGTGTACTCGTAATGGTTGGAGAATGGAATAGAGGTATGGATAAGGTCGATGGAATTGTCCGCCCATCCTGGAACCTCAAGGCAATTGTCATTCAGTATGGAAGTGTAATACTGGCCCTTTACTTCCTCGCGGTTGAAGCTGATCGTCCGCGACAGCTTGTCTAGGACGTTTGTTGACGCAAGGCCATTCTCGCGGATAATCTTTGTCATCTCCCCGACGAGGTAGTTATGCTGCTCCCACTTCGCCTTTAGCGTTTCAAGGATAGCCTGCTCGCTCTCGGCGTAGATGATATGCACCTCGACCGGATAATCCTGCATAAACCGATAAATGCGGTGGATCGCCTGTATGAAATCATTGAACTTGTACCCGATGCCAAGGAATATGCACTTGTGGCAATGGTACTGCATGTTACCGCCCTGGGCGCTCATGTCCGGCTTAGTGGCCAGATACTTGACGGTGCCGTCCTTGAAGGCTTTGGTTATCTCGGTATTCTTCTCGTAATCCTGCGAGCCGTAGACCTCCGCAGCTTCCGGTACTGCCCTCTTGATAGCCCGGCGCTCGTCCTCCAGGTCGTGCCAGATGATGAAATGATCGGCCGGAGCGTCCTCAATGATAGCGAGCATCTTGTCGATGCGGGAACCGATGCTGTCGCGCTTCTCCTTCGATGCGTCGCGGAGCCCGAGCGCGGCGTCCCTGAACATCTTCACCTGCCCGTCGTCCTCAATTCCGGCCGTCGCGTGATCGACGTTGACCATGTGATAGATGACGTTCAGCGGGGGCAAGTCGTAGCCGGCATCGTCGTATCCAAGGTCGGAAGGCTTCGTTATGAACAGCGCCCATGTTGAAATCCAGAACCAGAATTCCTTCTCTTTGTGCGGATACAAGGTCAGGTTGTTGGCTTGCGTCGAATCGCGGTGGAAGAACCGGGTAAGTGCCTGCCCGGTGTCCATGATGCCAAGGAAGCCCGCATAGTGGATAAGCTCCTTGTACTTGTTAGGCGACGGGGTAGCTGTGGCAACGAACTTGTACCGGACCTGCTGGAACTTAGGCAAGAACTCCTGATACGTCTTTGATCCGTAAGAGCGGAGTACTGACGCCTCATCCAGTGTGACAGCCGTGAACCATGCCGGGTTGATATCGCCGTCGCGGACCCGCTCATAGTTCGTTATCACGATGCGGCACGGAGACGCCTCTGCCTCCGATTGCGTCCTGACGTATTCGATGGGAACGCCAAAGTCAATGCGGAGCTTGTCAAGGTCAAGGCCCTGCCGCGCCGCTTCCTTCTCAAACGATGGGCCCCGGAACATGGAATCATTGATAAACTCGGGGACCACGTTGAGCGGTGCGACGATGAGCGCCTTCCCTTCCGACCTTGACATCAGGAGGCGCAAGGCTTCAAGTTGCGTAAGGCTCTTGCCAAGTCCGAAGCTGGAAAAAAGCGCACGCTGTCCGCCCTTTGTCATCCATAGCACGCTGTCGCGCTCGTGCGGCTTGAGGATCGGGTTGACATCCTCCGGCTTGAACTCTATGCCGGTATCAGGCGCGATCTTGATTTTAGACTTCAAAAAGTCTATGTAATCGGGAAGCTGAATCTGTAGCATATAATCTCCTTGTAGCGTGATTGTATTACAATATCATAAAGCCGTCAATCGTAATCATACGGCTCGTCATACTTTGCCAAGTGAGTCAAGTGGTAGCATCCGCAATCGGGGCAGAGATAGACACGCTTCGGGATCATCTTCGACGAGTTGCTATGTTGCCGCCGCTTGGTGCCATTGATCCTCGCGTGGGCTTCGCGTTCCGACAGGCAGAGCTTGCCGTGACAGTATTCTTGCGGCCGCTCGGAAACGTCAGGCGGGTACAGGATCGCAGCGGTTTTCTTGCGGCTCTTGCTCATATGATTATTCCCCGTGCACATGTGATAATCTGGAACCGCGATCCTATGCGTTCAAGCATCATCTGGACCCGATCCACGTAGGCCCATCGTATACCGTGCTTGATCGTGTAACCGGCCCCGGCGTTGTAGGCGGTCAGAGCAAGCGGCCACGAATGGAACCGCTCGTAATGCGCCTGTAGTATCTGCGCCGCAACGCGCCCGGCCTGTATCGGGTCGCGTGGATCGTACTCCCCGTATAGCCTGACCCGCTCGGTCCTGAACCTTTCGTTAAGCTGGAACCGCCCGATGCTCGCCCCGTCGTCGCCTGTCGCGCTGTCTCGCTCTCCGCTCTCGGCCATGGCAAGCGCCCGGAACAGCTCGGCCGGTATGTCCGTGCCCAACACCGCCGCGTCGTAGATTGAAAACGACCGGGCTTGCTCGGCGTGAATAGGGATACAGGCGAGAAGCAACAACAGGGCAAGGGGCTTCATTTCCCGGGCCTCTTGCGGAGCGATTCGCGCCACGGGGGAAGCGGGCCGATGATGGCATCATCTGGTACGTCATCCCCGCCCGTCCCGTCCCACATATCATCATCGGCGCAAGAAACAAGCGTCATATCCTGAAACATGCGCGCCGCGCCTTCACCAGCATACCACCCCGGTCCTTGAAGTACGACTACTTTATATTTATCCGGTATGGTTGCCCAGTCAATATAATCGCCATGCCTGTATCTCGTCGCCGCGTGGCTTTCATCATCATACGGATCATCGTCGTTTATGTTCCGCTTGACGAAACCGGGCCACCACGCCTTGAGCCGTGTCCATGCGCTCGGGGCTTGCGGGTTGCGGCCAATGTACTTGCGACAGGCCGAGTAGATTACGTAGGCGGAGAAGATCGCCGCTACAGCAAGAATCAGGATGTTGACTATCATATTCGCTCCTTGCCATCATTATATACCATTGTAATGCAATGTCAAGCGATTATTAGCCATGATTTCAGGACGTTAACCGCCTCGTCGAAGCTATGCGCCACGGCGTATTCTGCCCCCGCCCGGATCGCGTCGGCCTCAAAATATAACTGGTTCACCGATTGCTTCCCATTGCGCCGCTTCATCTCAAGGAAGTAGGTGCGGCCATCCTTGACGATAACAAGGTCGGCAACGCCTGAACGTAGACCCATGCGGCGCAGCTTCATCATGCGGCCCATTCCGGCGCCTGATTGAGCCTTGCCCATGCCCTCGTTTGGAACGGCGAAGACCAAAAAGCCCCTTTGCGGGGCCACGAGCGAAAGATATTCGACGAGCTGTATCTGTATCGCCGCTTCGAGCGGATCGTCAAAGGCCACGGCGGGCACGGTCTGCCAACATCATGGCGAAGTTGGCAACGTCGGCGGCTTCGTCGATGATCGACTGGACATTGCCTTCCTTGAGCTCGGTATAAAGCTCTTCCTCTTCTTCGAGCATCCGCTGATAAAGGTAGATCATGGGAACCTCGTCCCAGTGCTTTTTATGGACGTTCGCCGCGAGCTTGCGCTTCATGTCCAGAGCAAAAACGTCAACGGCCAGGGCATCCGCCGCATGGTCGCGGGGATGCTCGGCCTGATCTTCGAGTCTGTCCTTGACCATCGTCGGCTACTTCTTCTTGGCCTTGAACGCCGCTATGTCGGCCTCGATGAGCCCGCGCACGTGCTCGCTCGGATTGATCCCACGCAAGCCGCACATGGCCACAAACCGGGCCTTCTGGTCGACGGTGGTCAGGACCACGATCCTCTCGACGAGCTTCTCTCCGCTATCGCTTTTCGTAACTGTTCCCATGGTATCCCCTTTCAAAAGTTCCCGCGCAGAGGGCCAACGACCATGCGCGGGTATGTTAGAAATCAGAGGCCATTACATTATCACAATCTTGATTACATTGCAAGCCCTAAATAGCATATTGCGCGACGGTACCATCGGGAGTATATTAGAGCGAGTACGATACTATTGGGGGTGCCTGCATGGATTCTGGATTGATAAGCATAGCGCTTGGAGTATTGATCGGGCTTATCGTGACAGGAATATACGGGCTTATGGCAACGGCGGTACGAAAGCGGGTTACAATCCGATCCCCTGAATCGCAGGCAATCGAGCAGATGGTTCCAGCCGTCAACGCGCTTATGGAGATGCAAGGCCCGCAGACGCAGGCGCTTATCGCCATCCTGGAAGCACAAAAAGGTATTTGCAATGGAAACGTAGACGCGGCACTAAAGACAACCCGAGACGCAAAAATACGATATGACGATTTCCTACTCGGTCGGGCAAGGATAGAGACATGATTTATACATCCCGCTTGGCCCACCTTGCGGAGACGACGCTACGTCCGGGCCAGATTATCCACCGCGGCGACATTATCGGCGTCATGGGGAACACCGGGAGCGGGTCCGGGGCGCATCTCCACCTTGACGTTGTTGAGGAAGAGCAGAAGGGCCGGTATACCCTTGACGACGTGGCGAACGGAAGCCCCCGGCCATCGGCAAAGCAGCTTGTACTTTTCATCGACAAGGAGCTATTCCGAGTCGATTGTTTCATAACCACGTTCTACGCCGATATCGAATACTTCAAAATCTATAACAAGATTCACTGCGCCTTTGACCTCGTGCCGGAGGATCGCCACCAGACGGCCGAGCACTTCCGAATATACTGGAATCGTTCCATGCCGGGGAAGGTCGTCAAGATCATGGAGAACGATCCGGGGTATGGGAACTGCGTTATGATCGCGTATGAAGCATAGGGGGAAACCATGGGAGTAGGCATAGACCTGAAGGGAATAGGGGAGATATTTTCCGGCGCGGGCAAGTTCGCTGGCGACATGCGCTCTGCGATCACCGGAGACATCAGCGCCGAGAAAAAGGCAGAACTTGAACTGAAGATGGTCGAGTTCGAGAATGCTGCCAGAAACGCACAGGCCGAGATAAACAAGGTCGAGGCGTCAAGCGCGAGCTTCTTCGTCGCGGGGTGGCGTCCCGCATTCGGTTGGCTCGGTGTGGTAGTAGTGGCGATGATTTATCTTGTCAACCCGATCCTCAAGGCATTCGGAATTCCGATAGTCGAGGCCGATATGTCAGACCTTTGGCCGGTTATCACGGGAATACTCGGGCTTTCGGGAATGCGATCATACGAAAAGAAAACAGGAACAGCTGGGAACCATTGAAAGGTATCAATTGAAAATCTACATCTCCGGCCCGATCACCGGGCGTAAAGACTTCAACCGGGAAGCGTTCGACAAGGCGGGAATAATCATCCAAGGGCTAGGCTTCGACCCGGTATCCCCATTCGACGTATCACCGTACCATCCCGGCAAGAAGTGGATTGACTATATGCTCGAAGATATCCCCGCTATGCTCAAATGCGAGGCCGTGGCGGCCCTTCCGGGGTGGATATGGTCACGCGGTGCACGGATCGAGATTGCGATAGCGTGGATGCTCAAGATTAAGATTATCAAGATCAAAGTCTGAACCATGCCCCCGCCGTGCATCATGCCAGTCATATCGACGCAGGGGCAGCCGGTTCGATCCCGGCAGGGGGAATATAAAAGCCCGGTCAACGCCGGGCCTTGTTTCAATCCTCAACCTTTTTGAAGTGCTCGCTTGACTTGTCCATATCGGGCAGGTCTCCTGATTTCTGGCACTGTCTAGCCCCGTCCTTGGCGAGCAGCTTGTACTGGCATCGCTGTGCATTGTCGCATCGGCCATGGCGGTAGTATATGCAGGTGCTCATGATTTCCCCTCCGCTTTTGCTATTGCCATCTCGATGAGGTCGTAAGCATCGCGCTCTACGCCAGTTTCATGCCCATCATGTCTGATAACTGCCAACGCCTCTTTCAGCGCCTCGTACATATCCGGCGCGGATAAAATTAGCGAACGATCAGCTCCATATGGGCCATATACTCCGCTGTCACACTCAATAATAGGTTGATGGTAACTTCCATCGTCTGGCCATGTGCCATAAATATCGCCAGTAGAATATCCGTAATCAGTCCACGGCCCTTTGGTATGCTCGCTCATATTTGCACCCTCCCCGCCATTTCCACGGCCCGCTTGAGGCTCCCCGCGTATTCAAGTGATATCATGGCTATCCTCCCAGTCGTCATCATGATCACAAACGTTTAAGCGTTTTATCATTCCAAAAAACTCACCTTTTGAAGCTATGGAATAAACTCCTGATTTTCTATTGACTAGAATTGTAATAGAATCATTTTTATCGGAACCAATAAGTTCTATATGAGTTAAGCTCATTTTGCACGCTCCTCTATCATGTAGTCGGACGTCATCCCATCAATCCCGCCACCTTCGCAGTTTCTGGCATATAGCATGGCGTCGGCAAAAATATAACGAGCCTGAGACCGCCATACCTTAAATCCAACTTTGCCCTTTTCGTCAAGAACCGCATCGATATCAGCATCAGAAGCATGCACCGCGAAATAATCGCGGAGTGATAATCCGCTTGTGGAATTAAAGTTGACTAAATCAACCGCAGTATGCCCGCTTATAAATGCCGGAAACGCAGGCCCTCCAGTTTTATCTATCATTTCATCCTCCCCGCGTATTCCAACGCCTTTGCCAGGCTCCCGGCAAAGTGCCATAGCCCGATGCTCTTGACGTACCAGTTGCCGGATCGTCGCATTATCGCGTTCATACTTGCCCTTCCTTTGCCTGATTGTCAACGACCTTGCGCGGCCGTCCGCCTTTTTTGCCATTCTCCGCGCTTGACTTTGCCTTGCGCTCGCTCTTGACCAATCCGCCTTTGCGGCCAAGGATCGCGGCCGCCTTTGATTCATCGTTCATGCTTCCATCCTTTCCTCTTGCTTCAGCATCACGAACGCCGTGGCCGCTTCATATGCCGCCTTCTTTGTATTGAAAAGCGGGAAGTTGCCAAAGCAATCGAGCAATACCCATTTCTTGCCGCATTTTGCCACGCACCAATCAATCCCGCGCATCCAAAAGTTAATCGCCTTGTCTACGTTCATGCTTTCCATCCTTTCAAAGCGGGGCCGAAGCCCCGCCGGTGTTCAGTATTTTACCGTGTTGGCCGCTAGAACCGCGAACTCGCCGGGTGCCGTTTCGTTCAGATTCGCCGGATTTACTCCCTTTACCTGATAGTAAAGCTGTCCGTCAATCTCGCGCTCGGCTATCACTACCATCGGCATCTTTCCGTTTACGTTCCTGATAATGTCCTGCATGTTGTATCTCCTATCTCTCATCGTGATAATAAGAGTATATACCTAAGCGCATAGCAATGCAAGGGGTAAAATCATTAAAATGCAATAAAAAGACGATTTTTCGATTATTTTTACGATTTATACTATACAGACTACTATACATGAATATATTGCAATATAATGCTTGACGCCATGACAATGAGGGTATAGAGTATGTGCATGGAGGACGATATGACAGAGAACTACCTGAACCCGCCGGACATCGATTACCCGTCTGAATCAGAGGACGAGGCTGAAATCCTGGCCCGTGCGGAGATGCGACGCGAGGACGAAGCCGAAGCCCGCCGCAAGGGGGAATGGTAATGGCATCCCCGAAGTTCACCATCGACGGCTACGAGGATCGCACTATCAAGGAGTCCCATTCGACCAGCAACCGGGCGATAGCGGAGATCATGGTCGACGACTTCCTGACGAGGTGGCCGCGGGTGGCCCTGAGCAAGCTGGCCCGCATCGAGCAGGGAGTGGCGGTCTATGAGATCATGAAGGAATACGAGCCATGAACTGGGGCGTTGCTAACGAGGTGCCGCAGGAGGTGATAGCGCCTACGGCAAGCATCCGGGAACGGGAAAAACGCAACGATCCTATCCCTTCCCGCCCCGCGTGGCTCTGCATAACCTCGCCCGAATATGCCGTCGCTCCATCGGTATCGAGAGGTTATTCCGACGACTTGACCGTCGAGGAGCTTGACGCCATCGAAGCGGAGCAGGCAGCGAGGGAGGCGGCCCGTGAAGCCAAGGCCGAGCGCCGAAGGCTTGAAGCGGACGCAGCGCGGAAGCTCAAAAAAGACATGGACGCGATGGAAAAGAGGCTCCGGGAGGAACGGGCAAAGGCGAACAAGGCGGCTGGATTCAAGCGTAAAAAGGCCATAGACCCTATCTATGTTCCGAAGGGTCGGGCGCATAAAAAGGATTGGGCATGAGCATCCGTCAAGCCCTCTTTGCCTACCTTGACGATCACCCCGCTGGCTTCATATCCGGGTGGGAACTGTTCCAGGACATGGCGAAGGCTACCGGGCGCAAGACATATCCAGCCACCTTGCTCGAATATGCGCGGATATACTCCGAGCTGTCCGGGGCCGAATTCCGATGTATCGACAACCAAACGTCAAGATACTATTATCATCCCGGCGCGAGCATTGCCGGGGCTATTGTGGATTGAAAGGGGATAATGTGGACTTAATAGACAAGATATTTTTCACGTCGGCACTAACCATGCTCGTCAGTCTTTTATTGGTGAAAATCATAGATGAAAATGGAGGTACTAACACTGTTGTTGGCTCAGTGTTTTTATTGTCAACGGGAACATTGATTGTGACTTTATTTATCAAGATCTGGGCATAGGGAAGGAATAACATGGCAACCAGAAAAGCGTATGACCTCGCGGTGGTAGTCGGCCACTATACCGACTCGACGGGAACGGAAAAGAGTCGGTACCAAAACATCGGGGTAGTACTTGTCAAGGACGACGGCGGGAAGTTCATCCTCCTGGATCGCTCGTTCAACCCGGCGGGGATACCGTTCGACGGGAGCAAGGGGAACACGAGCCTTGTCTCGATGTTCGAGCCGAAAGACGGGCAGCAGGACACGCCACGGGTGGGCAAGGAAGAGCCGCGCCGGCAGTCTCCCTATACCCCGGACGGATCGGCGAACAGGCCGGCGGCAAGCGCACTTGACTTTGAAGATGAGTCAATCCCGTTTTGAAACCATTCCCGCCGACCGATGCACAACCGGCGGCGGGCACATTTGGCGCGAGACGGACGAGGACTGGCGCGATGGCCGTCCAGTCCAGGTGCTACGGTGCGAGGCTTGTGGCGCGGAGTCGGTCGGATATCTTGAGGCGCGGCTAGGGTGGGAACATGGAGGAAAGAATGAAGCGTAAATGGTGGCAATGGGAAAAGATTGTCAAGATTGAAGTGCCATGCGATACGTGCGCGGCCAAGAAGTTCAGAGAAGAATTCAACGAGCAGTGTATGAAGGCTTGGCACGAGAAACACCCGGTATTCGTAGGTATAATTAACTTGCCGGATGGCACGACACAAGAAGTGTTTATCGCTTTGGGTAACAAAATATGATCTTGCACGACATAGCCGATATATGCTAGAATGTAACCGTCAAGGCGTGGTAAACCTTGACAGTCGTCCTATAGGGGATGATATTACAAGAGCGTTTAGTGCTGACCCTACGGTGCCTATACACCGGACATCGCCTTACCAGCGAGGGGAAAGCACTAAGCGCTTTTTTTATTAAGGCGGTTTAACCATGAACGAAGTAAAATCTGTAGCCGGGTATTTTTCGAACCTTATGACAATACGTCAGGTAGCTGAAGCGCTAGGCGTTACTCCTGAGGCTATCAAAAAACACGTTAGAGAGATGTACCCTGAAAATATAAAAAACGGGATAATGACATATCTCGACGAGGAACAGGTTACAGAGATAAAGCGCAGGATGGTACCTACAACCGAAGTTGTAGCCGCCGTTACCTCGCTAGACATCGAGCGCATGACCTTGCAAGTAATCCAGTACCACGCGAGCAAGGTCAAGGAGCTGGAGACGGCGCTAGCAATTGCAGGGCCTAAAGCAGAATCGCATGATGCCATGATGCGCTCAGAAAAGACTATGAGCATTACCCAGTGCGCGAAGCATTTCGGAGTGCATCCTAAGACCGAGGTATTCCCGTATCTGCGAGAGCGTGGCTATCTTACCTCGAAAGACTTGTCTTCGCAGGACGCGCTTGACGCCGACATTCTCGCCCTAGTCGAGACGCGCGACCGATACACCGACGCCATATACCCGCAAGCCGTCGTCCGCGTATGTCAGTTGGAGAAATGGCGCACGGTGGTTGTGCCGAACATCGAGAAGTGGAAGGACGAATAGCCATGGACGAAGATGATTATTTTAGCCTCGATCACCAATTCAAGCAATCAATAGTCCCATTACTTGAAGCGTCAAGAAACCTTGTCAACCATCTTTGCGATGGATGCAAGAACACGTTTTCTTGCGATTCTATAGACGTATGCAAGCGGACAATGGCGCTAAAAAAGGCTTTAGAGGATTTCATATGAAAACGCTTCATTGGTATGAATCAATTATCTGGCGCACATTCGGGTGGATGATGAGACGGCGCGGCTATATATACATGGACGGATTGACTGGAGACGACGGCAACGGAGTGTCGGCTATCGTATTTAGCACCGTCCAAATAGAGCGAGAATATACGGCGGGGGCCGAGAAGCCATGACGGGAAAAGAGGAAAAGATACGGGATCAAGCCGTACAGATATGGCAAGAGGCATATATGGACAAGGGTCTATTCTGGCCCCGCGACCGGGCTTTTAGGTATGCCGACAAGAAGTCCGGCAGGTATATTTTTAATCAAATGGGGAAGGCTTAGCTATGGCCGAACGCCGGATGTTTGCGAGGACAATAATCGACAGCGATGCTTTTCTTGACATGCCGCAATCGACACAACTTCTTTATTTTCAGCTATCAATGCGCGCCGATGATGACGGATTCATAAACAATCCAAAGTCTATAATGCGCAATGTCGGGTGCAAGGACGATGACCTAAAAGTGTTATCGGCCAAGAAGTTTATCATCCCATTCGAGTCAGGTGTCATCGTCATAAAGCATTGGCGTATACATAATTACATCGCAAAAGATCGGTACCATGAGACGAAATACAAGACGGAAAAAGCCGCATTATCCATTGATGAGAACGGATCGTATACAACATGTATACAACCCGTACACAAAGTGTTGACCGAGGCTAGGTTAGGTAAGGTTAGTTTAGGTGAGGAAAGGAAAGAAGACACGTGTACCTCTTACTCTCCTGATATCCCGCAAGATTCTCCCGAAGATGCGCACGCCCCAATTCCTGAACCTGAACCGGAAGAGGAACAGCAGGAACCAGGAGCATACCCAAAGGTGGTCTATGCCGCATGGGAGGCGCTAGGTGCTCACGTCTACCAGCCCGCCAGCCTCTGGGCATTCTCGCAAAAATGGAGCGTTCAGGTTCGACCGCACCTGAAAGGCATACACTCAAAAGACGTTCTACAGGCGCTTGAAAACTTGAAGGCGATATACGATGCACCTCCAGGGACGTACTACTGGACGCAAAAGATAGGCGTAGAAGCGTTCTTCTCAAAACACCTTGAGAAGTTTCTACCGGCCAATTTCAACCCCGATGATTTCAAAAAACGATTATCATTCATCGAACAGCAGGAAGCGGAGACGCGCGCGTCGTATCTCCAGGTATTCGGACACGAAATGGGAGAAGAAGCATGACAAGCGATGCGCTCGTATCAAAGCTCATGGACTACTACAAGAGCCAGTACTCGCCAGAGAGAACGGCCCAGCTAAAGCGGTTCTGCGAGAACATACCGGAGCCTGACCGGGAGAACGTCTACACCGCGATAACCGAGGAGCGCGGGGCGAACACGGCGATCACCGTAGCCGACATCAAAGAGGCGTGCGCAAGGATAGGCGCGTCGTATCGGCAGTCGGTATTCATCCGCGACGAAAAGGTGACGTGCGACTGTTGCGGAGAGACGTTCAAGTATTCGCCGTGCCCGACCGACGACCAGCAGCTCGACTTCGGAATACACGACCGTTGCCCCGCTTGCGGATTTCAGTACGCATGGACGACACATGCACAGGAAACAATGGCCGCTGGCATGAAGACCGAATGGTATGAGCGTTACCTGAACCAGTTCCGAAACAACGGATACGGCCGCGGGAAGGCGCACGGCTTGTGGTTCCAGCCGGACAAGGAGCGCAGGGCCGCATCCTCAGAACAGCGCCGGATACTGCAAGCCAAGATTGAAACGCTCAAGAAATCAGCCCTTGAATCTCCGCCCGTATCGGTGTAACATATAATCCATGTCAACACGGAAAGCGAAGACAGAGAAATCGGCACCGGCTAAACACGCAGGGGGAAGGCCGTCAAAGTATAAACCCGAGTATTGCATGGTCGCCGAAGCATACGCCCGACTTGGATGGACCGATGCCCAAATAGCCGAAAAGATGGGAATATCAGTAGCGACAATAACCAACTGGAAAAAAGACTACCCCGAGTTTCTAGCATCCCTAAAGGCAGGCAAGGAAGAGCCGGACGATACAGTTGAGCGATCCTTGTACGAGCGGGCGACCGGATACGTGAACAAGAACGCCGTGAAGATATTCATGCCGGCTAACGCAGAAGAGCCTGTCTATGCGCCGTATGAAGAACATGTCGCCCCTGACGTAACCGCGCAGATATTCTGGCTCAAGAACCGCCGGCCCGCGAAATGGCGCGACAAGCAGGAAGTCGAGCACAGCGGGAACGTCCATATCGTCGCAACTCCAGTAGACGAAAAGCTATGAAGTTCACCCCCCGGCAGGAAGAAGCGCAGCAGGTCGTGTCCGGTGACGCCACGCACTTCTTGGCCGTGGGGGGGTCGCGGAGCGGTAAAACTTTTCTACTCGTTCGTAACATGGTCATGCGTGCATTGAAGGCTCCTAACTCCCGTCATGCGATATTCCGCTTCCGGCTCAATCACCTTATCGCCTCGATCTACCTCGACACGTTCCCCAAAGTGATGCGGCTAGCGTTTCCAGATATTCAATACGTCCCGCACAATCAGGAGCGATATATCACGCTTCCCGGTAATTCTGAAATCTGGTTCGCCGGACTCGATGACAAGGAACGCACCGAGAAGATCCTGGGCATGGAATTCTCGACGTTATTTTTCAACGAGATCAGCCAGATACCGCACGCGTCCGTATCGCTGGCATGTACCCGTCTCGCTCAAAAAGCCGAACAGAAGATCGACGGACGCCCGCCGGTTCCGCTCCGGCTTCGCGCCTACTACGACGAGAACCCGCCGAATAAATCCCATTGGTCGTATCGAATGTTCATCGAGAAGGTGGACCCTGAGACTCGCATAACGCTCCGAAACCCTGACGACTATGCCGCGTTTTTCATGAATCCGCGCGACAATATCGAAAACCTGTCGAAAGAGTACATCGACCAGCTGGAGAACCTACCAGCCCGGATGCGCGTCAGATTCTTGGAAGGCCGGTTCGGAGACGCGACGCCCAACCAGCTATTCCCCGATGACTCAATCGAGAAGTGGCGCGTCATCGACGGAGTTACGCCGGACTATGTGCGCATCGTGGTAGCCGTAGACCCGAGCGGTTCAGGTGACGTTGACAACGCGGACAATGACGAAATAGGGATTTCCGTGGTGGCGCTTGGCACGGATGGCAACGCCTATGTCCTCGAAGACCTGACCGTCAAGGCAGGCCCGGCGACGTGGGGACGTATTGCAACAACGGCATTTGATCGGCATAATGCAGATTGCATCGTGGGGGAGACGAACTTCGGAGGCGCGATGGTTCAGCAGACTATCCAAGTGGCGCGGCCGCGGACTCCGTTCAAGGCAGTCACGGCCAGCCGTGGCAAGGCACAGAGGGCCGAACCGTTCAGCGCTTTATACGAAGCCGGTAAGGTTCGCCACGTCGGACGGTTCGTGCAGCTTGAGGACGAGCTATCGGGATTTTCCACAACCGGGTATACTGGCGTGAAGAGTCCGAACCGGGCTGACGCGCTTATCTGGGGACTGGCCGAGATATTCCCAGGCATGATTAGGTCTACGAAGCCGGTGCAGAATGTCGCGCCGTTGCCGGTAGTGAATCGATGGTGAAAATACTGGAGGCTTGCCATGAACGATGAAGTCGTAACCGATCCCAACTTCAACCATCGGGCGCAGTCGGCATTCGACAACCTGAACGACGCGACGGACTGGACGTGGACCGGGCTGGCCGAGGCGTTTGGGCGAAGGTACAACCGGGTCGACCTTGAGGAGCTCCGCGCGGCCATCGATGTCGTGATCGAAGGGGGAAGCGATGCCGAGACCATCTAACGCCGAGAGGCTGGGAAAGGTACACTACCGTGCCTTGACCGAGTTCGATCGCATCCAGACGGCGCTAAAAGACGAGCGCCTTCAATGCCTTCAGGATCGCCGGTTCTACTCGCTGGCAGGTGCACAATGGGAAGGCGCACTCGGCGAACAGTTCGAGAACAAGCCCAAGTTCGAGGTCAACAAGGTCCATCTTGCCGTCATCCGCATCATCAACGAATACCGGAACAACCGCATCACGGTGGACTTCGTGCCGAAGGACGGGACGAAAGACGACAAGCTGTCCGACGCCTGCAACGGCCTTTTCCGTGCCGATGAACACGATTCAGGGGCGGAAGAAGCCTACGACAACGCATTCGAGGAAGCGGTGGGCGGAGGATTCGGAGCCTTGAGACTTCGCACCTGCTACGAGGATGACGAAGACCCGGACGATGAGCGCCAGCGCATCAAGATAGAGCCGATATACGACGCCGACAGTTCAGTATTCTTCGACCTCGACGCCAAGCGCCAGGACAAGGCCGACGCGAAGTGCTGCTATGTCCTGTACTCGATGACGCCGGAAGCATACACGGAAATGTACAACGACAGCCCGTCGTCGCTCGGCAAGGAAATCGAGCAGGCCGAATTCGACTGGTTTACGCCGGACATGGTATTCGTCGCGGAGTACTACGAAATCGATGAGGAAACTGACTACGCCGTGACATTCGAATCAGTGGCGACCGGCGACGAGGTAAAACACTTGCAATCGGAGCTCGACGAAGAAGAGGAACTAGCCGCTGAACTGGCCGCGACCGGGTACGTCGAGTCACGGCGCAAGAAGGTTAAATCCAAGCGCGTGCACAAGTACATCCTGTCCGGGAATAAGATCCTGGAGGATTGCGGATTGATCGCCGGGAAGTGCATCCCCGTTGTTCCCGTCTACGGCAAGCGCTGGTTCGTTGACAACATCGAGCGGTGCATGGGCCACGTCCGGCTTGCCAAGGACGCGCAGCGGCTCAAGAACATGCAGCTTTCTAAGCTCGGCGAGCTCTCGGCGCTCTCGTCCATCCAAAAACCTATATTCACGCCCGAACAGATGGCCGGGCACTCGGTCATGTGGAGCGAGGACAATCTCAAGAATTACCCCTATTTGCTTGTCAACGCCATAACCGACGCAAGCGGAAACCCGATGCCAGCGGGCCCGCTCGCCTATACCCAGCCGCCGCAGATACCGCCGGCTATGGCCGCCTTGCTCCAGCTTACCGAAGCCGATATGCAGTCAATCCTCGGCAACCAGGGCGAAGCTGACAAGATGGTATCGAACATCTCCGGTAAAGCCGTCGAGATGATCCAGACGCGCATGGACATGCAGACGTTCATCTACGTTTCCAACTTTGCCAAGGCGATCCGGCGCGTCGGGGAGATATGGCTCTCGATGGCCAAGGACGTATACGTCGAATCAGGCCGGACGATGAAAACGCTATCACCCGCTGATGATACCGGCAAGGTCGAGCTGATGCGGCCGAACGCCGACGAGTCCGGGGCCGTCGTGTACGAGAACGACCTATCCAGGGCATCGTTCGACGTTGCCGTGGACGTTGGCCCGTCGAGTGCATCGAGGCGCGAGGCAACCGTCCGCAGCCTGATCGGACTCATGCAGGTATCGGCGAACGACCCGGAGACCATGCAGGTATTGCAGGCCATGGCGATCATGAACATGACGGGCGAGGGCATCGGCGAGGTCCGCGACTATTTCCGAAAGAAGCTTGTCAACATGGGCGCCGTCGAGCCGACCGAGGAAGAGGCGCAGATGCTTCAGGCCAAGGCTGGGGAAAAGACTCCGCAGGATCAGGCGCTTGAGGCGATGGCGGAAGAGGCTCAGGCCAAGGCGACAAAAGCGCGGACCGAGGTACTTGAGACGGTGGCGAACGTGGAGCTCAAGAAGGCGCAGACTCTTGAGACCGAGGCGAACATCAAGCTCAAGGAAGCGCAGGCCGTGGCCGCATTGGGAAAGACCGAGACAGAAAGCACGCGGCTGGCGATGGACATGCAGGAAAAGATGCGGACGATGGAACAGCATATAGCTGTCAACGATGCCGCGCCGAAAATCCCGCCGATCACCGTGCATATCCACAACGACGGGGAACAGACGACGCGGATACACAAGATCGAGCGCGGGCCGGATGGCGAGATGATGGCCGCCGAGATCGTGAAGGGTGGACGCAATGGCGCATGAAATCAAGGTAGCGACCGAAGCGGCCAACGTGAAGGCGAACGCCTTCGCCACGGCCATGAACGCGGGTATCATCCGAATCTACAACGGCGCGAAACCGGCGACAGCGAACACGGCAATAGGGGCGCAGACTCTGCTCGGGGAATTGACGTTCGGCAACCCGGCATTTGGGGCCGCGGTTGCTGGATTGATAACGGCCAACGCGATAACGAAAGACGCAAGCGCGGACAACACCGGCATCGCGCAGTTCTATCGGCTGATCAAGGCTGACGGAACAACCCCGATGGGCGACGGGACATGCGGAGTCACGGGCGGCGGGTTTGACCTTGAAATGCCGAACACGTCAATCACGCAGTTCGGCGAGATAACCTGCACCGGTTTCACGCATCAGGAAAGTCTAGGCTAACCCATGGCAATTACAACTTTGGACGGATACATAGGCGCACCTAAACAGCTCATACTCCACGCCAAGACCGCGACCATTACCGCCGTAGCCCAGCAAGTGACATCGGTCGGGCATCTTGCAGGAAGTGCCGGAACAACTACCCTCGCGGGAACGGATGCCACGGTCGGAGTCAAGCAGACTGACGCTATGACCGGCTATCCCGTGATAAACGCATTCACCGGTACGAAGGGCTATATCTCGCGCATAGGTGGATACTACTCCGTATCCGGCCGGTTAATCCTCGTGGATTTCCTCTTGAAGCTCGGTACATTCGCATACAATGCGAACGTGTCAGGACTTACCACGGTGGATATATCCGGGCGCGTTCCCGGAGGGACGGACTTCACCGGGTGCGAGATATGGCTTGAGCAAGTCACGGCCATGACCGGAAGCCAGACGATAGCCGTGACCTACGTTGACGGCAATAACGCCGCGCAGACAACCGGCACAATAGCAACCGGTGTTGCCCCTATCATTGGGCGGTGTCTCCGTTTGCCATTGGCGAACGGTTCAGGCGTCAAGTCTATTACCGGCGTTACGTCTACTATTTCAACCGTAGGCACGTTCAATGTCCTGATCGTCCGCCCCTTGCACTATATGCGTATCCCGTTCGCGGGGTACTCGGAGCAACGCGACTTGTACGGCACGGGGATGCCGGAAGTATTCGCGGACTCTGCGCTCGGAATATTCGTCCAGCCTGACAGCACCGCGTCCGCGCTCCCCGCATGGGAAATTGAAATAGCTAACGGATGAAAACTAGTCTATTAGGCGGCAGAGCATTAAAGCTAGTCACAAGGCGGCGCAGGCAGGTTGAAACCCTGTCAACGCCGCTTCAGCTTTATATTGCCGGTGAGTATCTAACCGTTGCGGCCGCTCCTCCCGCTGGATTTTCTATCACCGTTGCTGAATCAATGCCAGCGCCTTCGCAATCCGCGACCGCCGGGACAAGCATTGCGGTAACAATCGCCGAGACAATGCCAACCCCGACGCAAGCGGCAGCGGCCGGAACTTCGATTCCGGTATCCGTCGCGGAGACGTTGCCAACTCCGTCGCAGTCATCGACTTTACAGACGGCTATTGATTGCATTATAGTAGAATCTTTACCTGCACCGAGTCAAGCGATTGTCGCCGAGTTCACTCCGGGAGCGAATCCGAGAGTACTGAACGGGCCGCGCGGCGCATGGTTGTACTACCCGCCGATCTACGCGATCAAGACGAAGGGACGGCAAGAGGCTCCGGCACCTGTCCAGCGCGTAACGGTATCGGCGAGTGCAAGGATCGAACCGGCCAAGCCGTTGCGAAAGATGGAGCGGCGACCGGATTACGTGGTTATGGGAATGCAGACGGCGTTGACACCTGGCCAGTCTGCGCGGCTTAAATCGCACCGGGCAATCAGGGACCGGGACAAGGAAGAGGCCGATATCCTGATGCTTATATCGTCATTCTAGCGCATCCCGTGGGCGCTTGATATCCACGGAGAAGGGGACACATCATGGCAGACGAAGAGAAGAAGGTCGAGCCGGTAGCCGAAGCCGCCGCCGAGGAAAGGACCGCAACGCAGGAAGAGCCGAAGGAACAGATTATCGTGACCATCGGCGACGAGGCCGCGCCGGAACCGGAAGAGAATCAGCCCGCGCCGGTATGGGTGAAGAAAGTGCGGGAGCGGAACCGCGAGCTCGAAAAGGAACTCCGGGAAACGCGCAAGAGGCTCGAGGAAAAAGAGGTCGCGCAGAAAGAGCCGGAAGTCGGTGCCAAGCCGACGCTACAGGCGCTTGACTACGATACCGACAAATACGAGGCGGCAGTAGCCTCGTGGTACGAGCGGAAGCGCAAGGCAGACGAGAAGGCAGCGCAGGCCAAGGCAGAGGCGGATAAGGCCGAGAAGTCATGGGCCGAAAAGCTTGAAGCCTATCAGGAAGCCAAGGCCACGTTCAAGGCCGACGACTTCGACGAGGCCGAGGCGTCCGTCAAGGAAGTGCTCGACCAGACGCAGCAGGGCATCATCGTCCACGGCGCGGCAGATCCGGCGCTGCTTATCTACGCGCTCGGGAAGAACGAGGCGAAGGCCAAGGAAATCAGCGCGATCAAGGACCCGGTCAAGTTCGCGTTCGCCATAGCAAAGCTGGAGGACCAGTTGAAAGTATCGACAAGGAAACCGGCGACACAGCCGGAGGGCCGCATATCAGGCAACTCGCGCCCATCGGGAACCATCGACAGCACTCTCGAACGGCTCCGCGAGGAAGCCAGCAAGACCGGCGATTTCAGCAAAGTCGTGGCGTACAAGAGGTCTAAATCCAAGTCTTGACAATGACATGATATCGGGATATGCTTTGGTATTGACCTGTTTTGTTTTTGATTGAACCGGCACGCCGACCGTAACCGGCAGGATACAATGCCAACCGCCCGGCCTCAAAGGGTGAGATGTGAATGGACCTCCGTTGGAGGCGCTTCTAATCTTGCTTTTTGAGGTTTTACCATGGCTAACGAATTCAGCAAAGAGGAAAGGGTAGCGTTCGAGGATATCCTTGAAGGATTCCAGGACGCGCTCGTACTCTCCCGCAACGTGGCGGTATACAACACCGACCAGAGCATGATGGAGCGGGCGGGGAACGTCATCTGGCGGCCAGAGCCATACATCGCGCAGAGCTTCGACGGCACCGACCAGACATTGAACTTCAAGGACAGCACGCAGCTCTCCGTCCCCGCGACCATCGGCTTCTCGAAGTCGGTCCCGTGGGTGATGACGGCTACCGAGATGCGCGACGCCCTCCAGGAGAACAGGCTCGGCGAAGCTGCCCGGCAGAAACTTGCATCTGACATCAACCGCTCCGTCATGGACGTGGCCGCCCTTCAGGGTTCGCTCGTCGTGGCCATCGCTGCCGCCGCTACCGGATTCACCGACGTGGCCGCCATCGAAGCCGTGATGAACGAGCAGGGCATCCCCGACTATGACCGCTACCTCGCGCTCTCAACCCGCGATTACAACGGCATGGCCGCCAACCTCGCCAACCGCGCCGACTCTCCGATAGGCAAGTCCCTGACCGCCTACGAGCGTGCCTACGTCGGCCGCATCGCGTCCTTCGATACGTTCAAGCTCGACTACTCCGTTCGCCTTCTCGCGGCGGCTGGTGGCGCTATCACCATCTCAACGCTCGCGGGCGGTGGCAACGTATACGTTCCGCAGGCTACCAACGTGGCCGCAACCGGCGAACGCGCCAACGTTGACAACAGATTCCAGACCGTCACGTTCTCCGCGAACGCCAACGTTGTTGCTGGCGATTGCTTTACCATCGCTACTGTTGAATCAGTGCATCACATCACCAAGCAGCCCACTGGCGTGCTCAAGACCTTCCGCATCATCAGCGTAGGCGCAGCGAACACCGCCGTCATCTGTCCCCCGATCATATCGGGCCAGGGCGGCACCGATCCCGAACTCCAGTACCAGAATTGCTTTGTGCGGACCCCGGCGGCCAACTCGGCCATCGTATGGCTGAACACCGCGATTCGCGCGGCCAACCCGTTCTGGCACAAAGAGTCCATCGAGATCCTTCCCGGCCGCTATGCGGTTCCGTCCGACTCCGGCGCCTCCGTCATGCGTGCGACCACGGACCAGGGCATCGAACTTGTCATGCAGAAACAGTATGACATCAACACGATGCGCACGAAATACAGGCTCGACACGCTGTACGGCGTTGTGAACAAGCAGCCTGAGATGAACGGAATCATCCTGTTCTAACCAACGGGGCGGGGTAAAACCCGCCCTGCTTACAAGCAAGGAGACTGAGCCATGTCCAATAGACTTCCTGCAAACGGGCTTATCGAGCTGACCGTAGCCGCCGCCGACCGCGTGGCGGTATGGTCCCGCGCCCCGGTAAAGGTGTACCAGCGCCTTGGAGTTCCCAACTTCCCGGCCACGTTCAGCCTGCTCCAGGCCGTAGCGGCCAATACCGAATATCGCTCTGCGGCGTTCGCCACGGGTGCCGTGCTTCGCATCGAAGCCGGTCCCGCCGACGTGTTCTATGCCGCCGGAGTGACCGCCGTCATCACCGAGAACATCGGTCGCCGCGCACAGCCCGCCCCCGGCACGCTTAACGCGACCGGAACGCTGACCGCGCTTCTCATGGCCACTGGTATCGTGACCTCGGCCACGGGAGCCGGTGCCGTCGTCGCCACGGTTGACACCGGAACCGTCATGGACGCCGCGCTCGACATGGATATCGACGAGTCCTTCGAGTGGGCCGTGATCAATACCGGAGGCGCGAATGCCTTCACTGTGACCGCCGCCGCTACCCATACCCTCGAAGGCTCGGGCGTCGTGGCGCTCACCTCGTCCGCCGTGTTCAGGACCCGCAAGACCGCAGCGAATACGTTTGTAACCAGCCGGCTCGGCTAGGGGAGGGAACCATGTCTATCTATGTCCCTCCCTATGGGCTTGCAAGGGTTCTCGTGGATGCTGGCGACCGGATAGCCACGTATTCGCGGGAGTCCATCAAGGTCTACAACCTCGCCGGAGCGCCCAACCTCGTCGAAGAGTGGGACCTTCTGGCCGAGGTTCCAGCCGATACCGAGTATCGATCCGCCGTGTTCGCCGCTGGAGCGACCATCGGTATCGAGGCTGGCGAAGCCGAAGCGCTCTACGCTACCGGAGTCACGGCGGTGATTCTCGAAAACGTCGGCCAGCGCAGGCAGTCAACTCCGACGGCGATGACGGTAACGGCGAACATCACGCCAGCCGGGCTTCTCTCGGGGCTGATAGTCGGTACCCATGCCGCCGGCGCGACTCAGAACTATACGCTGCCCGCCGGAGCGACTCTTGACTCCGCGCTTGAGATGGCCGTTGACGAGTCGGTAGACTGGGCGCTCATAAACGCCAGCGCCGCCGCCGCCGACACCATCACCATCCTTCAGGCTGGAGCGGATCATACCATTATCGGAGCGCCTATCGTGGTATCCGCGAACGGTGCTCCGGCGAATACTGCCATGTACCGGACCCGCAAGACGGCGGCCGATACGTTCGTGACCTATCGACTCGCATAGCAATCAGGGCGGGAGCAATCCCGCCCATTTTCAAGGGGAACACATGGAATATCCGAGATTGGTTTTTATCTGCCCCGGCGCGAACAAGTGCAACGGCGGGACATACGACTATGAAGCCGTGCAGAATGGAAAAGAACATCAGGCCGCGCTTGACGCCGGATACTGCGATAGCATACCCGAAGCGCTCGAAGCGATGACCGTAGCCAAGGAAGCGCTCGACGTTGACAGGTTCCAGTCTCAGCGCCATGAATTACCATACCCAACGGCAGGAATGGAAAGCGAGGCAACACCCGGTATAACCGGATTGCCTAAGCGCGGACGCCCCGCCAAGGTAGATAAATGAGCTACACGAAGCGCCAGCTCGTAGAAGCGGCGATGGCCGAGATAGGGCTGGCGTCGTATGCGTTCGACCTGTTGCCTGAACAGCGCGAGCTCGCCTTGCGCCGACTGGACTCGATGATGGCCGAATGGAATACGCGAGGCTTGCGCCTTGGATATCCCGTACCGGACGATCCTTCCGGTTCCGACATCGACGACGACTCGAACCTGCCAGACGCCGCATGGGAAGCCGTGATTACCAACCTCGCGCTTCGTATGGCCCCGTCATACGGCAAGCAGGTGAACATCGAAACGAAAGTTACGGCACGGCACGCACTGAACACGATCCTTGCCCGCGCTTCGATGCCCGCCGAGATGAAACTTCCCGCCATGCCCGCTGGTGCTGGCAATAAATCCTTTGACGATCCGTTCCTTCCCGAGCCGACCGATGACCTTGTGGCCGGGCCTGATACTACTCTCGATTTCAATTAGGAGGCCCGAGCATGGGTATACAGATCAATCAGTTGACCGCCACGGCTCCGGGAGCAAGCCAAAGCCTACCGGTCTACGATCCGGCCAAAGGCGACTCGCGCCGCTTCTCGCTGTCCGACCTCCTCGCGTGGATTCAGGCGAACACGGTATCGGGGATGCTGGAAGCAAACACGCAGTACAGCGCCCCTCTCGCTGGAGGGAACGTCCTTGTCAACGACGACGACGAAAACACGCATCTCATCATCACCCCGGCGGGCGGGCTTGCTACATTGACAATAACCCTCCCGGCTATGGGTAGCCTCCGCGACAAGCAGCTATTCATCTGCAACTGCACTCAGGCCATTGCCGCGTTGACGATTGCCGGAAACGGTGCGACGGTGGGAGTAGTGGAAACTCTGCTACTCGATGCCGCAGACAAGTTTTTCACGCTCAAATACGACGCCACGCTCAATATCTGGTATCGAATAGGCTAAGGAGGCCATAACCATGTTGACCATGAAAACCGATAAAATGGACCCCGAAGGCCAGCTGTTCAAGCTCTTCGTACCGCCCGCCGCCGCCGGAGCCAACAAGGTCTATTTCGACCTCTGGAACGGATCTGACAAAACCATTGAGATCGGTAGCGTCGTGCCTATCGCCTCCGGTGCCGTAGCCGTCGTCGGGACGCTCGCGGTAGACTTGTACCTGACCCGGACCACGGCTATCGGTACGGGAGGCACGGCGGCCACGCTTGACAGCGCAACGCTCACGGAAATGATCTTCACTCGCATGGACACGGCACAGGCTCCCTTGCGTGTAGGAATATCCGGGAGGCTCGCACCTGGTGGCGGGGCGACAGCGGGTGCGGTACTCGGATTCAATTCCATATTCACCGAGGAAACCGCCCTGCCGACGTACTTCCGCAGCAACATGGTTGAAGGCGCACAGCCGGGAATTAATGGCCGCCTGAAAGTCCAGCCCGGAACCGGCATCCGTGTCATCCAGGGCGCGGTCGCATCGGTCGGGAACATTGCATTCGACATCGTGTTCCAGGTACTCCCGTAAGATGCAAGTCCCCATCCTGAGCGGAATCTTCACCGACGACGCCGCAGACTTCCGAACCTCATACCCTGTCAATATGGTACCCGTGCCGAAAGAGACGGGAATCAGCGCGGGATATCTGAGGCCGGCTGAAGGTGCCATCAGCCTTGGGGCAAGCGCGGGAACATCGCGCGGCGGCATAAACTGGAACGACGTCTTGTATCGCGTCATGGGTACAAAGCTCGTCAGCGTCAACGCGCTCGGAGTCGAGACGGTGCTCGGCGACGTTGGAGCGGGCGGTCAGTGCTCATTCGCGTATTCGTTCGATCGGCTGGCGATAACGTCAGGCGGCCGTTTGTACTACTGGAACGGTGTACTGCTCCAGCAGGTAGTTGATGCTGATCTTGGCACGGCGCTGTCAGTCGTATGGGTAGACGGCTACTTCATGACGACCGACGGCGAATTCCTTGTCGTGACCGACCTTGCCAACCCGTTCAGCGTGGACCCGCTCAAGTATGGAAGCTCGGAAGTTGACCCCGATCCAATCGTGACCGTGCTGAAACTCCGCAACGAAATATGCGCGGTCAACCGGTACACTATCGAGTTCTTCCAGAACGTCGGCGGGACAGGATTTCCGTTCAGCCGCATAAACGGAGCGCAACTCCAAAAGGGAGCGGTTGGAACCTATGCGGCGGCCATCTTCGCGGAGTACATCGCGTTCATCGGCTCGGGCCGGAACGAGGCGCCGGGGATATACTTCGGCGTACTCGGCAGCACGCAGAAGTTAAGTACCCGCGAGATCGATACGATCCTCTTGCAGTACACCGCCGCCGAACTTGCGGCCGTCGTTCTTGAATCTCGGCTCCACGCGGGGCACGAACATCTATGGGTACGACTTCCCGACCGGACGATGGTATATGACCTTCAGGCGTCAAAGGCCATCGGACAGCCGGTATGGTACTTCCTGACCAGCTCGCAGGTCGGATTCGAGAAGTACCGGGCTGTCGACCTCGTATACTGCTATGAGAAATGGCTTGTGTGCGATTCACAGACCAACGACTACGGCTACATGGACGCGAACACGGCGCGGCACTTCGGCGAGGTGTGCCG